CAATATGATCAACGAAAGCAGTTGCGCGACTATTTACGCCCGTGATTTTTTTACCTAGAAATTCTCTGTTACGTGATGTAGCAGAAACTTCTAGATAAATTGGTTTAATCCAAACACCGTCTGATGTTTTAAAGATATCATTACCTGGCAAATATACATCAATATCTTCATTAAAGACAAGCTGAAACAATAACTTTAAAGCCCGTTCGTTGCCCTTTGAGCGATATAGATCAATGATCTTCTTTACAGTTAGGCGCTTATCAGATAATGTATTAAACTGAATACCCGCTAGGTATGTGTTCTTAAAATAAATAATAAACTCTTCTAGAGTTGTATCAATATCAGAATAGCTTAGTAGATTTCGTGATCTATTGAGAGCATTGCCTTGTTGTTCCATCCACTCGTAATAAGCTTCAATAAAGGCAATGAGATTTGTCCCCTCTGTCTGGTAAACAGAAGGGAATTGACTAGCAATTAAATTCGAAATTGTAGTTTGTATTTGACTCATTACTGTCTGACAATCTGTACTGTTACATTGATTTCATCGTTTGGAATTTCTAGAATTGTATTCTTATTTGAACTATTATCTTTACTCCTTGGCATAACATAAATTCTGATTGCATCGCCAACATAATTTGTTGTCAAGAAGTTATTCAATAAAATTCTACCATTCGTATAATCAACAGTGCCGATATCTAATAGAGTAGTGTGTTCGCCATTTGCGTTTTCACTGACAATACGCATTTTGCCTACACCATCGTCTTCTAGAGAAACAAGCTGGCCACTATAATAGAACTTAGTAGAATAAACAGTATGTCTATCTGATGCTATATGATTTAGTGGCTGTGGCGGCAATGCATCATCTAATGCAGTATTGAATTCAATTGTGTAGTTTTTCTGAGTAGAAGTTGATGGCACAATCTTTTTCATCAAAACATAATCTGTTTCGTTACTGACAATACTTGCATGAGCATTGTCAATTTGATTAACCAATCTTGAGTACAATAGTGTTGCTTTAAAATTGTTTAGATTTGTAAGATTGTAATTCTGGATAGCATCGGTAACAAGAGTATTAATATCTTCTGGATTCAATGAAGTCTGATTGACATTATACTTCACATTACTGTTAACACTAACATATGTGTAGTTAGGTTCAATGAACACTGGACGAATTGTCAATGGCGCACGTGTGCTAATGAATGTAGTATATTCTGTTTTCTTTGAAGTAGGAATAGCGTCAAAGTTTGCAATCTTCATTGAGATCAATACGCTACCGTACTGTGGAGGCGATGCATCTTCACCGCCGTATACTGAGATAGCTTGAATCTCTGGATAGTTTACAGTGAATAGAGTTTCATAGTCTTTAACAGTAACAGCACGATCCTGTGTAGCATAGAAGCGTGGAGCATTTCTACGGATTGATTCGATATCTTCTGCAATGTCGCCGCCTGAAGCTGAAGATACTGTAGTGACAATGACGTTAGAAGTGCCGCCGATTTGACCGTTGGGTGTAAACTTGCTTACGCCATTGGGCAACTGACCGTTTGTTGAACGATACTCAACAATAATAGCAGAACCATCTAGGGGCTTCTTACCAACAACGTTGTCGCCGAAAAGCAATTCAAACTTACTGTTTTCTGAACCCTGTAAGAAGTATACATTAGAGTCAGTCTTTAGATCAAGAATGTTTGATGCTAACTTGTAGCTAACTGTGTTTGCGCCGTTGTTCTCTAGACCAGTGACAGTTAGAGATGTAGTATCAATTGTTGGATTTGAAAGTACAAACTTCTGTCTGTCTGTATTTGAAGATGGCTGAACAACAAACGTATCTGTAACGTATGTGCCTTCGTAGATCGAAACGTTATCTGCAATGAAAACGCCATTACCGCTTGTTACAGTGATCATCTGGTCTGTGCTGAATGTGTAGTTGTTTGATCCAGCTTTTGACGTAAATGAAGTACCCTTTGGAATTGTAATTAGCGAGATATTTGAATCTGTTGGCGTAATCGTCAAGCTTACATTAGCACTTGAAGATCGGAATGACCTAGGAGTATAGTTTAGTTCTTTTGCTCTAAGAACAACAGAGTCTCTCTGCTGTGCGGTATCTAAGAACATCTCGGATCCGATCATGTTCATATAGAACGCATTTTGATATGTATTGTATGCAAGAAGGTCTAGAATGACGCTAAGATTGCTACCGTCAAAGTTGTAGTCGTTGAACCGATCCTGAGACTGTAGAAAAGTCTTAAGACTGTTCTTATAGTCTGCAAAGTCTAGACTTGTTAGTGAAATACTTGTGTTTGCCATTAGCGTACTCTATAAAGAATTGTATTGAGGGTTACAGCTTCATTCTTATTTATCAAGTAAAATACAATGGTTACAACGTATGCGTTATCGTCAACATACGGAGAAGCAACAACATCTATTAGCTTTGCTCTAGGCTCGTAGTTTTCAATTACATTTCGAATTTCGTTTTGGATACCAGCTTGCGTTTGCGGAGAAATAGGTTCAAACAAATACTTTGAAATATTGCTGCCTAGCGCAGGCTGAAATGGTCTTTCATATTTGTTTGTAAAAATTAAATTGCGAATAGAAGTCTTAACTGCCTCTTCGTTTTTTTTTCGGACAACATCGTGCAACTCAGGATGTACATCAAAATCTGTAAAAAGATCGCTGTATATCTCTGTTTGAGTCTTTACTGATGTATACTTGTCTTGATTAAAGATTTGCGCCATGTTTGCCTTCTATTATTTTGGTACGTCGGTGTCTGCAAGGCCTGCCGTTACTTTTCCATGCTTATGATTATGTAATGATATGCCATTCGCAATAACATCTTTGTCTGCTGTGAGAGTTCCATGTAGGGCAATATCGCCCGTAATGTCCCAAGAAGCAGCCTTAGCAGTAGCATTGCCGTCAATTGTTAATGAAGCATTGCCATTCACTTTGCCAGTAGCGTCACCCTCAATTGTTATAGTTGCATTACCTTTTACTTGTATATTTAAGTTACCACCAACGTAAAGCGTCTTGTCTTTTACAATAATTTCAAAATCTTTGTCTACAACTTTGGTGACTTTTTGACCATCGTGATTGATCTCAAAATATGTACCAGAATTGTGGTATACGTGAATTCTTTCGTTTGCAGCAGTGTCGTCAACTTCAATAACATGTCCAGCTTGTGTCTGCCATACATGATTGAAGGGATACTTCGCAGCATAGGCAGATTGTGGTTCTGGACCGACTTGTTCCTTTTTAATCGTATTTATCTCACGCGCTAGACCAGGCACATCATTATTGTTCTGGTCTTTGCCTGGCATTTTAGCATATGAACCCCAAAGAACAGGTAGTTGTTTTTCGTGTCCGTCTAGAAAGAAACCAAAGACATGGGAGCCGACTTGAAGTCCAGTAGGAGAACGGCCAACTTGCTTGTAGCTGGCTGAAGTGATTGGTGTTAGAGGAGTTGCCCAGTGTAAGTCTTCTGTAGTGATTGCTGGATCGTCATGCTCGCCTATCACGCGGATCTTGACGCGACCGAGCATCTCTGGGTCATCAACATCTTCAACAGTTGCAATGAACCAGCGTAGTCCCTCTTCTCCCATACGTGATGTAGTCATTATGAATTATCCTCGTTTGTGCCCTTAATCAATTCTAGAGAGCAGCTATATGTTTTTTCTTGCCCTAATGGACAAATTACAGAATGTCTTACTTTAGACATTAAATAATTGCCTGAGATAAGTCGGTTCTCTTCTTGATTTTTTGTACCACCTATAGCATTTGGCAACCTAATTTCTATAACATCACCAGCAGTTAAAGCAGAGTCGCCATGAACATGTGCGTGAAAAATATTTTGAGATAACTTTGTAGCAAACGAAATCTTTGCACCCATAGATTCTGCTGTAAACGTTTCTGGCAAATGACTAGAGAACGGTACTACCATAACTTGAGATGCTTCTGCGCCATAAGTGTCTTCATAGTGAGTAGTGTTTAGACCAACAGGCTTGTCTGAAGCATATTTGAATTTGCCTTGTTGCTCAGTATTCTTGTATTGTGTAACTGTCATTTCACCAGTCATTAAATCAAATCTCTTAACAATATTGTTTAAAGAGCCTTGAGCAAGTTTCTTTGTATTATTTACCTGAGACACATTTTCAATTGACAAAATGTTTCTTGTATTCATGTTTTTTGCATCTGTGTCTGGTGCAGTATCGTAGAAGAATATCTTGTCTTTTACTTTTGATTTCAAATTGTCCATAAGAAATTCAACTGTGCAGAAGTTGAATCCTGTTTGATTTTCAAAAAATACATAAGTTGAAGAAAGATATTTTTCAGAAACAGAACGGCGTCTAACCATGTCGATTGCTTGTAAGGGCTTTAATCGACTAATGAGTATTTCTTGAATACCTTTAGGAACATCGCCTACAGATACATTCTTATCTGTGTTTAAGAATTCTTTTGCTATGTTTTGAACAATATCGCCAGCGCCAAGAGAATATTTTTTCGTAACGTACTTGACGTTATTTGTCACAAACTCTTCGCTAGTAGCATGAACTATGTACATCCTGCCTTTGTTTTGTGGAGTTGAAACTTGATTCTCTACAGACTTTACATGAAATTTGTATTTTACTGTTTCATCGTAACCAGACGTAACAAATTCAACTTCTATGATTTCTTCGCCGATGATAGGAAAATCAGTTAACACATCAACAGCATCATTAAATGTAAAGCTGGCACGAACAACTGGGAATAAAATATCTTCGTAGATATTGAAACCAATAACTTGACCTCGCAAATCGTGATTTTTACTACCAGTCAAATTTGACATAGTAATCGACTTGATATCAATCGAACCAGATTTTATATAATTTGTAGACATTATCTCAATAGATTCTTAAGTTGTTTTGTTGCTTCGCTTGAATATTTGTTGTCTAATAGTTTGATTGATTTCTTTTGATGATTTAACTCATGTTCATACTCATATGCAGAGATTGGCGACCAATATACAAGTTCATTATCTGCAATGTTCTGAGCAATAGAAGTTACTGTGCTTACTGTTGCTGTTGCGCCAGAAGTTAATCCTACAATTGTATTGGAGGCAGAAATAGTGCCAAAAATATGTTTTGCAACAACATATTCATCTGAAGAATACGAAACTGTAGCTACAGTGTTTCCGCCGATCTGAAGTAATTCATCAGAAACAAATGCGCCAGTTAAGCTAGATATTTCTAAACCCTTTAGCATATTTGTTGTGACAACCCAATCTTCTTGTTTACGAACATAACCGATGGTGCTATTGTTGTAGCCCAGTTCTGGTTGCCAATATTTCTGTTGACCTAAACCTAAAGCAGCGTATGCAGCAGTAGTGATATTTGATTCGTCATTTGTCCAATTGTTTCTATAGAAAAGAATAGTTCTCTGTGCAGTAAGAACACTGCCGTACTTTACAGTAATCATTTTATTCAGATTGTCATCTGTTAGTGGCAAATCATAATACGGATCAATAATATTGTTTGTTAGATTAATAAGCCAAACATAATCCGGATTATCGTAGTAATTGTATGATGTGCCATCTACACGCTCATCGTCTTTCATTACATAGTCATAGAATGACTGCTGATTTCTCAGAGCAAGCTTGGACATTGTAACACGCGACATTAAGTTAATTGCCGCTGTATTAGCGTAGTTTGTTACTGGAAACTTTTTAAAGTACTGTGTCATTTATTCGCCACCAGTTACAAATTCTTTTGTTGCGTCTGTAACATATCCCGTTCCCTGATCTTTTATTCTATTAATAAGTTCTTTTGCTTTTCCAATAACATTTTCGCCAATTTTATTGCCGCCATAATCTTCTTGAGTAAGGTATTCCATCTCATCTAAAGATATGCTAAGTTGAATTAATACGGGCGCACCTGTTCCAAGAAAAAACGCAGGCGTGGATTGTGGCGCATAATTGACATTACATTCCTTAATAACACATTTTTTGAAACTATACAAATCTGGAAATGAACTTCCAGATGTTGACGTTGGTCTGAATTCTGGCTGAACAATATCTGGATAATTAAAAAATGCGCCCGTTGATGATGTGTATGTCGGCAAAGAGTGCATTTTAATTTTTTTAATAATTTCTTTAATACGCGCAGATTCATCTGCATTTTTTGCAGCAAACGTCCAACTAAAGCTATGGCGTCTAAACCCAACTCCTTGAAATAATTGAGAAGCTGCGGGATTAGGAACTGCGCCAAGCAGACTTGATGCTGCACCAACAAATTCGCCAGGGGCAAGATTTGCTCCAACATAAAGCAATGCTTCTGGTATTACGTTTTTTCCAGAACCAGGTGCAGTAAATGCATCCACATTTGTAATTGAATTTGCTATCAGTCCAGCCATACCTAAACCTGTCTCTGACCATCCTGGCGCCAACTGATCCACCAATTGATCTGGCATTGGTAAAATAATAGTTTCAAGGGCATCATATGTTGTGTTGCCCATAACTTCTGGTCGTTTATATTTTAAGAACCTAAATGCGATATGATATGGTGCAGGTACAGGAGGATAACTCAAATCTGTCCCGCCAGTGGTAGAACTCTTAGAAGCGGCAGTCTGTGTTTCTGGATTAGAGGACGAGTCACCTGCTTTGTTTCTGTCATTAAGCGAATCTATGGTTGTTCTCATTGGAGAGTTTGCTCCAAATGCAGAGCTTGAGCCAGAAATCAAGTTATCTAGACTTGCTGCTACTGCTGCACCTGTAGTTAGGGCAGAGATGCCAGACTGCACCATCTTGTTAGTCATAAGAGCAGCAACGCCGATTTGACCAAGATTGGACGATAGGAGATTGTTTACAGCGCCAGAAGCTTTCTGAGCAACGTTCTGTAGTGCAGTCTTATTAGCTTGTGATGTGAAGACGCTCATATTTTCCCTAT